AGCGTTATTATATGCAGTTGTTCCTTTAGTAAGTCCCTCTTTTGATGCTGAAGCAAAACCCTCTATCTCTCCCTCAGAAATAAGATCAAGAAAAGTAGCAAACTGCCTACTGTGTAAAGTATCAGGTGTTCTTGTTGGTTGCGGTGGTGGTGGTGGGCTTCCTCCTCCAGAACCTCTTATAATTTTTGGCTTTGTCATGCTCTCACCTGTTGCGTATCTACAGCACCACTGATAACCACTGAGCCAGTTATGATTTCACCATAACAAATAGGGACAGGAGTTCCAGCCCTGCTAGTATTTTGTGTCCCACTAAAGGCAAAAGATATTCTGGGGTCTTGTTCACTAGAAAACTCTGGAAGTTTCGGTAGTGGAAAAAGCATATCACTTACACCAGAAAGCACTAGACCAGCACCAATACCAAATGAAGCTTTAGCTAAAAATCCTATCTTACCAAATGCAGTTGCCCCCGCTGCTACCCCTTTTGCTGTAAAAGAACCCAAAGTCAAAGGAGAAAAAGCAAATGCACCCGCTATTAAAGCAGCCCCTAAAAGTACTTTTCCCACACCACCGCCAGCACCTTGAATTACAGGAACAAAATGTATATCTTGTTGTCCTATAGGAAGCTGGATTTCTGTTTCATCTATAGCGTAATTTCCAACTTTTACTTGGTAATATTTAGGACTCATATATTGATCTATACCAGCAAAATTATTTACTAAAAAACTAATTGCATGACTTAAAGTATCAGCCTTTACTTCAAACTCTTTATGACCACAAAAATTTGCTAATTCTCCATAAAGTTTAATTTTACGCAACATAACGTAACCTCTTTCCTGTGCATTTTAGCAACCATTCAGAGTATGGCTCTATACAGCTAAGTCTATCTGTTAAATGGTGTAAAACATCACCATCTATGAAAATTGCCACATGATTCAAATTATTAGACAAAATCGACATAAATAACAAATCTCCATTTACTAATTTTTCATCAGGTCTGAGTTCTCTAAAACCTGTTTCCTCTGCACATTTTTCAAACATAGGGTTTTTGTTAAATTCCTCAAGTGTTGTTGGTCTATGCCAGTCAATCAAATCTATATTTAATTTTTCTTTATACCAGTCTCGAACTAAGGTATAGCAGTCTGTGACTCCCCAAGCCCACTCCCTGCCAAGTATGGGAGCTTTATAGCCTGTTGGCTCTAGATAACCCCATGACTCTGTTTTCGGATTAACTATGTGCCATACAAGGCCACTTTGTTCACAGGCAACCTTATCGGATTGACTTGCTACTGGCGGTGTAACTGGGTGACTATGTATTACAGCAATAATATCTCCTGTGTTATCAGCCTTTACATAATCCTCTGGGTCAAGAATAAAACATTGATGAGCAGTCATTGATAAATTTCTGCATGGAAAATATCTTTCTTTACCTTTGATATTTAACAACAGGCCACAAGATTCTTTAGGGTCTTGGTCTTTCGCATGAGCAAGAGCAGCGTCTTTCCAGTTCATGCAATAAAAGTACCAATACTAGGAAAATTATCTCTAGTACAAAGACGTTTTGGCGCTCTTATCCCAGCAAGATCAAAAGGAGCAGCGAGTTCAAACTGGACTACCTCTCTATTTTCTGTAGCTTTTCTATCAATTTTATAAATTTCTCTTGGAAATTCTGCTGTTGGGTCTGGTGTACCTAAAGGGTTCACTTGCTGTGTTGAGGTTGTTGTTGTTGTTGAGGTTGTAGTGTTTGGATTATTCATTGTTATTGTGTTACCCATATTATTTCCATGACTTGTGCAGTAATATCTCAAATCATTTGGGGCATCAGGATAGGCTGGCTGATAAGTTACTGTTGCATCTGTTCCAAGAGTTCCAGCATTGGTTGTTGTTTGTTGTCCTCCAGCATCAGATGTTATTCTCAAAGGGTGTCCAACGTTTGAACTATGAGATTGATTAAAGATATAAGTAGAACCTCTTTTCATTGTAATTACTGGTTTTTGTACACCATTTATTGCAAAGACATTATTACTGTAAGAATCTTGAACTACTGTGACAGTATATGTGACAGTTTCAGCGTCTGCTGGGTCAGCAATCGTTGTTGTAGTTGTTGTGCTGGTAGAAGTAACAGGAAAATTTACATTATCTAGGTATCTTGCAAGCGTTCTAATTCTAGTGACAGTTGCCCCTGTAAGATCATTTCCTGTTGTTACCTGATTAACATTCAACAAGATAGCTGTAATAGTCCCAAGAGCATTACTAACTGTCAGAGTAGGTCTAGGAATCTGCCCACGTTGGAAAGCAAAGCCCTCTGCTACAATTGGCAGTTTGATATAAGTATTGCCAGCCCAGACTATATCTCCATTATTATTTAAACTTGTTCCATTATGAAATCTGTAGGTTTGTGCAGAGCCATGCAAAGCTACTGTTGTTTCTAAAGTAAAAAGTTCAATAATCGCAGATGGATTAATTTTTTGTAAATCGGTAATTATCGGAGCAGTACTCATGGTTCAAACACCTCTCGAAAAGTGGCATTTATACTAGCCCTATTATTGTATGGAATAGTTTTTGACCATTTATCACACACAAATTTCATAGAAGAACTCTCCCCTGCTGGTGTGTAATCAAAACTAGCTTGGTCATTTGCTCTTGCATCTAAAAAAGTTTCGATAGTATCAGCTTCAGTTTCAGAGACATTAAAAGTAAAATTAAAAACTTTTGGGTTTTGATTCTGTGCTAAACCAAATACAATTCTTTGTTCAAAACCATCTGCAAACTGTATGACCCTGTTAACTGGTGCATTATTTTTTCTTGATCCATAGGCGGGTTTTATATCTGGAAAAGTTGCCATTATGCTAATAATCCCCCTGCTCTTTTTTGTTGTATTATTTCAGATTGTACAGCAACCGCAATAAGCCTTCCAAGTTGTCTACCTTCCTCTTCACCTCCTTGTGCATCAACACCTCCTTCCATATTGACATTAACAACAATGTTATTAGTTATTGCACCTCCAAGCTTATTGTTAGGAATAATAGTGCCAGCCCTTGAGGGAACAAATAATTCTGGGCCTCTTTCTCCAACAAGTGAAGCCTGACCAACAGGAGGCCTTCCACCATTTGCAAAAGCAAAATCAGGAAAAGTATTGCCATACCTTGCTGTATCTGCCGCAATTAATTCAGTAGGAGTAGCTAAAGGAGCATTTGGAACATTTGGGCTACCTGTAAAAAGACCACCAATTAATTGATTTATACCTAGTCTTATAAATGATCTAGCTATGTCATTCAGTAAAGCTCTAGCGGCTTGAGCCAGAGACTTAGTACCCATAACTGCGTCTGTAAGAGCATCTGTAACACCTTCAGATATAGACTCTCCTATTTTTTTAAACTCTTCATCAAGTTTTTTTGCTAATTCTTCTTGTTTTTTTATTATTTCTACAGCTTTTTCTAGTTGTCTATTTTCTTCTTCCTGTTTTAAAATTACTTTTGCTTTTTCTTCTCCATATTTTTCAACAAGTTCTGCTTTTCTAAGTTCCAAATCAAACTGTTTTTTGCCCTCTTCGGTTTCAATTTTTGATCTTTCTATAGCGTTTAGTAATTCTTCATTTTTGTCTTTGAGTGCTTTTTTAGCTCTCTCAAATTCTTGTGCTAATTCTCTTGCTTGTGCATTTGGTAAACCTTGTTCAAGTTCTGCTATTTCTTTTTCAAGTTTCCTAATATCATTCGATATTTCATTAGCACCTCTTAACTTCATACCAAGTGGATTAAACAATGCAGTATTTTCTAAAGTATTTATTATTGGTTTTGTTTCTTCTAATTCTTTTCTCAAATCTTCAATTTCCTTAGTTCTAGTGGCAATAGCTTGATTTATCATTGCCGAAGTTCCTTCATTTACGAGATCATTAAAATCTTTTTGTGCGTTATTTGCTTCTAACAATTTGGTAACAAAAACACCAAGACTAATAACCGCTAAACCTATACCAGTTTTCGCTAACGCTAATTTAAAGGCAGTTGCAGCGGCAGCCGCTTTAGTAAATCCTCCCGCAGCCGCAAAAGCCATTGTTGTAGTCGTTGCTAAATTACCATTCGCTATAGCCGAAGCCATTGACATTGCAAGAAAATTAGCTTTTAAAGCTGCAATTTTTACCATCAAGGCAGTTGAAACAACTGTAACTCCTTTAATGGCCGCAGCTATACCAATAAATGCCAACGTGACTTTTCCTCCTTCACTGTCTATAAATCTAGTTATTCCATTGACCAAACTTGATAACGCTTTAGTTACAGATAAGACTGCTGGTAATAATTTAGAACCCAAAGTTAATTGAAGCTCAAGAACAGCATTACTAAATTCTTTAAATGTTTCTGCGGGTGATTCTGCCATAATTGCTTCAATTTTATCTGCGCCCTCATCTGCTGATTTTGCTAATGCTCTTAAAATTATATCTGTTGTTAACAAGCCTTTAGAAGCAAAGTCTTTTAATTTACCTGTAGCTATTCCAGTTTCGTCTGAAATCGCTTTCAATAGTTGTGGGACTTGTTCTGCAATACTCCTAAATTCATCACCTTGTAAACGGCCAGAACCTAAACCCTGTGCAAGTTGAGTAAATGCGGCACTTGCTTCTTGTGAAGTCAAACCAGCTTCTTTTGCAATAGTATTAAAACCAAAAAATACAGTTTCAATATCTTTTAATGCAATACCTAAAGGTCTTAATCTTGCAAAAATATCTGTAATGCCTTTCGTTGCCTCCACTATTGATAAATTAAATTTATCCTGTGCTTTTCTTACTAACTCTTGCGCCCCTGCAAATTCATTAAATTCAGAGGTCAACACCTTCATTCTTATTTGTAAAGCTTGAAAATTTGAAGTTTGAGATATTGTCTGTTTCGCTAATAATGTAAAACCTATCCCAGCAATAGCAGTTTGCAATCCGCCAAAACTTTTGTGTAATTGGTTCGTTTGTTTCTGTACACCTCTTAATGCTCTTTGCGCATTAGTGGCATCAACTATTAGTTTTACATTAGCCTGTGCCACAAATTAAAAAAAGCCTTTATTATATATTACCTCTAATTGTGTTTTTGTCGTTGTTGCGCTTTCTTTTCTTGTTCAATTTTATTGTCATAATATGCAGCCCAATATATTAACTCTTCTTCTGTAATAGAAGTTCTAAGTTCATTAATTGTTTTACCGAGTTCTGTTGCTAGGAAAAACTCAAAACTGAGCCAATTATCCCCTTTTATCCTTTTTTTGCGGTTTCTATGTCTAACTCTATGTTAAATAAAAATAATTCAAGATCATTTAATACTTTTTCTGGTAATGATCTTTGTAATATTGGAGCATCTGACATATCAAAAGCTGGGGAGCCATCTTCTTTTTGAGCCATCTTACAAAGCAACTGTGTAGAAACAAGTAAAGCTTCATCTGTACCAGCTAGTTGCTGTGCTTTTTGTCTGTCGAATCTAGTAATAGGTGGAAAATATAAATCTATTTTTGTTCCGTTAGGTGTCATTAATTCATACTTTCTGCGAGTTGACATTTCATCTTTGAAAGCACCAATTAATAGGTCTGCGGTTCTTTGATTTGCCATAAAAATTTGCGAAGTTTAATTTTAGTTAGATTGCGGAAGTGATAGTACCAGTTGGTTTAAAGGTAATAGTGATTGCATTGGGATCACCTAAGGCAGAACTTTGTTCAAAGTTTGTGATAATGCCATTAAAAGATATTTTCTTTGTTGCACTTGAACTATCTGGGAATAGCTCAAATGAGGCTGTTCCAGCATCACCTGTAGTTAATACACCATCAACAAAAGTTGCTGTTTCTCCAGATGCTGAATCATCATAAAGAAGTTCTGCTGTGCCTTCACCTTCAATAAGACCCCCAGTAAATGCTTTGAAAGTATCACCTTGAGCAGTAATTTCTTGAATGTCTTTTGTGATAGACATTGACCAGCTAGTAGTACCAAGAACAGGATTTACAGATGAGCCACCATCATCAAATTTGACTTGACCAACATCACCTTTTACCTTTGCCATAACAAATAAAAGAAAGATTTATAAATATATTAACTCTTTTCTTGTTTTTTTACAGCTTTTTTACTTAATTCTTGTTTTTCCATGTATCGCCTGCATTGATTGTCCCAGTATTGTGGTTCTCTTCTGCCTTTTACAGCTTCAATAACGTCAAGCATTGCCTCTGTGATTTCCATTAAAGATCCTCATAAATATTAAAAGTGATTCTAATTTGAGTTTGAAACTTACCTTCTGGACTTGATGTTAATATCTCAGGCCCTACAGGTGAATCAAAAATAACATTAGAAACAGTAATCCTATTGTATAAGTCCCTTAGTCGTTTGCAAATGGTATAGTTTGACCCTGCCCCAATACCTTCCTCTGTAAAAACATTAAGAAGAATTAAACCAACAATATTATTGGAAGCAGTGCTTGAGTCACCTTGAGTCAAATATTCATTTGCACCAAAGCTTGTAATACATTGAACAAAAGTATCTTCAGTAGTTGAATCAAAGTTCATATTACTGAAAACAACAGGTATTGCTGGACTTGAAGCAAGCTCTGTAGCTAACCTAGCCTCAATGGTTGATCTAACTGTATTGAGATCTATAGCAGCCATTAAATAGTCCTCTTTATAATTTCATATTGTTTCCTAGCATATATTTCAAGTTCCTTACCGATAAGTGCTGGAAAGCCAGCCACTGTGTTTTGTTTTGTTCTATATTGCTTGCCCCATGATGGTGGCAAATTTACACCAAAACATACTGGTTCTGCATAAACCACATTGTTAAAAACTGTGCCTTCAAATTGTTTTATATTTGTTTGCCAAGATGCTCTTAATCTGCCTGTGTCAACAGGAGTTGCTAATTTTACTCTCGCTGTCCACTCTAATGTAGTTGCTGCAACTAAAGCCGACACCGCCTCACTCATTACTTCATCTATTTGATCTAACCTTATTTTTCTTGTCATCTTTACCTCAAAATCAGATCAAAACTTACAGCAGTATTATTTTGTTCATTTGTTATTACTTGAATAATTTTAAATTCAACACTGCTTATAACTACTCTGTCTTTTGTTGTTGGGACAAATGTAAGATCACCAGCAGATATTGTAAGTAACTTATCCTGTGATTCAACTAAATCATTGACCTGATTTCTTGAAACATTACTCAATGCACCTTTGATAGTGGTATCAGATGTAGATTCTGTGATAGCACCAGTTGTAGTGTTATATGCACCTGTTGTCACTTGTCTGATAGTCACATCACCACCAAGCTTTTTGAGTGAAGCACTAGCAGCTTTTTTTAGTGCATTAGCAAGACTCATAATGAATAGGCGATAACCTGACCACTTGCAAGAGTGATACTTGTAATCACACCTTCAACTTCTGTTGATGCCTTCATAGTGATGCCGTTAATAGTTGATGAACCATTTTCTGTTAAGTTCTCAGCTACAAAAGTTGCTTCAGCATCTGCCAAACAATGCACCTTTCCAAATCTGCCTGTATGTGTTGCAGTATTTGTAATGATTAACCCTGCTGGGTATTGATAGCCGTAGTTCACTTTAAGACCTCTTGATTGATAAGTTT